GCCGTAGTAAACTCAAATGTGGGTAGTGTCACACTTATTGACACGCTGTACCTCTCAAATGTAAGTGTATTAGAATTAGCAGGAGCAAGAACCCAAGGCGGTGACCAACCTTATAACATATCAGCGATATTCAAAGTAGAACAAATACCATGATAACGAAGGTAATCGAGATACTAGGAGAGGACAGCTACTACAACGTAAGTGAAAACGTGGAGTTAGCTAAAGGCAAATACAAAATGATAACGTCTTGGAAAGAGGCAGTTGAACAAATTAAAAGAATACGAAAATGGCAGAAAAAGTCTATCTAAAAGTCGATGTAGACACCAAGGAGGCCGAGAAAAACGTAGACGATCTAAACGAGGGTCTAAACGAAACCAAGACGGGTGTAGGAGACGTTGCTAATGCCGCCGATTCTATGACGGGTGGCTTCATTGGCAAGTTCAAAGGTGTCCTTAGTAGCGTCAAAAAAGGTATAGGTGCGTTCAAATCTTTACGTGTAGCTATTGCTGCTACAGGTCTAGGCGCTCTAGTCATTGCTATAGGTGCAGTCATTACAGCGTTCAAGAGCAGCGAAGAGGGGCAGAACAAGTTCGCTAAGTTGATGGGTATCATAGGTGCTGTGACGGGCAACTTTGTAGACCTAATAGCTGACCTAGGTGAAAACATTATATCAGCATTCGAGAACCCTAAGGAGGCTATATCTAGTTTTGCTAATATGCTAAAAGAGAACATAGTAAACAGGTTTGAAGGTCTTGTTAAGTTAGTCCCGAGATTAGGCGAAGCTATAGGCCTACTATTCCAAGGTAAATTTAAAAAGGCAGGCAAGGTCGCTACAGATGCAGTAGGTCAAGTAGTGCTTGGAGTGGAGAACGTCACAGACAAAGTAAAAGACGCCACAGCAGCCGTAGGTGAGTTTATACAGGAGAACATCAAAGAGGCTGAGGTAGCTGCAAACATAGCCGACATGAGGGCTAAGGCAGACAAAGCAGAGCGTCAACTTATATTAGATCGTGCTAAGGCTGACCGCGAGCGTGCAGAACTATTAGACAAGGCTGTAGACAAAGAAAATTATACTGCAGAACAAAGAATAGCGTTCCTAGAAGAAGCGGCTGCCATCGAAGAAGCCATAACTCAACAGGAAATTGAAGCAGCACGTCTACGTTTTGAAGCTAAAAGACAAGAAAACGAGTTAAGTAAAAGCACTAAAGAAGATAAGGACGAAGAAGCGCAGCTAGAGGCACGTCTCATAGAGTTAGAGACAGCACGTCTACGCAAACAAAAAGCAGTTACCGCTCAATTATCGGGTGTACGTAGAGAAGCGCAAGCAGAACGCGATGCTGAGGCTGCCGAAGAAGAAAAAAAACGTAAAGAGCGCGAGGCACAAGAGATAAAAGACAAGCAGGAACTTGAAAAGGCGAAGCAAGAGGCTGAACAGAAGGCTGATGACCAACGCATAGCGATGGAACAGGCTGTGCAAGACTCAAGAAAGGCTGTAGTACAGAAAGGTTTTGAGGCTATCATGGCATTGACACAAGCCTTTGCAGGGGCAAGCGAGAAACAACAGCGTAGAGCGTTTCAAATACAAAAGAAAGTACAGGTAGCGCAAACACTCATGAGTACCTATCAAGCTATCACAGATGCTATGGCAGCCAAAGGTGGTGACGCACTGCTTCCTTTCCCGTTGAGATTAGCGAATGCTGTAGTTGCAGGGGTCATGGGTCTAGCTAACGTCAAGAAGATTGCTGATACTCAATTCCAAAGCGCAAGCGCTGCAGGAGGTTCTGCTCCTGTTCAACAAGTAGCGCAAGCCTCAAGTGGTGGAGGCCCAAGTATCAGCACTATTGGAGGTACGGAGCAAACACAGATAGGCAGCCTACTTAGAAATCAAGAACCCACAAGAGCATATGTGACTCAAGACGATATAAATAGCGGAGCAGCGCTAGATCGCCACGTAGTTCAAAATGCGACATTAGCAGGATAATCCGTTTTATTATTATGGTAGATATCATTGAACTTATATTAGACGAGGAGGCCGCAGTCAATGGCATTGATGCGATTAGCATTGTGGAGCATCCTGCAATAGAAAGCAATTTCATTGCACTTAAAGAACAAAAGCAAGTCAAGTTTGCAGAGGTAGATCAAGACAAGCGCATCATTATGGGGCCTGCATTGATTCCTAATAAGCCCATATACAGACGTGATGGCGAAAAAGAGTTCTACGTATACTTCTCCGAGAGAACAATCCGCAGGGCTGCTGAATTGTACCTCATGAAGGGCAATCAAAACAACGCTACCCTAGAACATGAGGTAGAGTTAAAAGGTCTAAGCGTAGTCGAGTCATGGATAGTCGAAGATCCCGAGGTTGACAAATCAAAGCTATATGACTTACCAAGCGTTAAAGGTCAATGGATGGTGACCATGAAGGTCGAAAATGAGGACGTGTGGCAGGAGTATGTTAAGAGCGGTGCTGTGAAGGGTTTCTCTATTGAAGGTTGGTTCATTGATCGTAAGCGTAAAGAAGAAGAAATTAAGCAAGCCGAAGAAAAGCTATCTAGCGTTCGTAAAATCATACGTGAGAACTTCGACAGCTACGCGGACTATGGCTCAGGTATAAAGAACAACGCAAAGCGAGGTATTGAGCTAAATGAAAAGAACGGAAACAAGTGCGCTACACAAACAGGTAAGGTAAGAGCGCAGCAACTAGCAAAAGGTCAAGCAATCAGTTTAGAAACCATAAAGAGAATGTACAGCTACTTGAGCCGTGCAGAAGAGGACTATGATGCTAGCGACACGTCAGCATGTGGTACTATATCATATCTATTGTGGGGCGGCAAAGCCGCTCTAGGGTGGTCTAGAAACAAGCTACGTGAGTTAGGGGAGTTAGATTAAAATACGACAAAGACAACATTAAGAGTTCTATTGATATGGATGCAACAAAAACACTAAACAAGATTATGGTAGCGCTTGGTATGAATCAAGAAGAAGCTACTCAAGTCAATCTAGCTGAAATGAAGCTAGAGGACGGCACTATGGTGGAGGCTGAAACTTTTGAAGCAGGTCAGTCGGTATTCGTAATCACAGAGGATAAAGAGCGTATGGCAATGCCTGAGGGTTCTTACACTCTTGAGGACGGGAAAGTCATGGTAGTCGATGCGGCAGGTGTCATTACTGATGTCATGGAATCTCAAACAGAAGAGGAAGCAGCGCCAAAAGAAGAGGCGGCTCCTGTAGAAGAGGTTGAGGCAAATGACGAAGGTGAGGCAGCACCGAAGAAAGTAGTAGAGAGCGAGACTATTTCACGTGAGACGTTCTTTGCTGAAATCGAAAAGATCAAAACTGAATTTGCACAGCAGTTGGAAGCCTACAAAGAAGAGGTAGCTAACTTGACGTCTCTTAAAGAGCAAGCAGAATTGCAGTTATCAGTAACTGAAAAAGATCTTGACGAAGTAAAGCGTAAGCTAGAAGAAGAACCTGCGTCTGCAGGCATGTCACATAGCCCTGAGGGTGACACAACTGCGAAGCCACGCATGAAGTTTGGCAACGCTAATCCAAGGAACAATACAACAGCGAGAGTATTCGCAAAAATTGCAAACATTAAAAATTAATAAAGATGGCTACAACTACATCTATTACAACTACGTACGCAGGTGAATTTGCAGGTCAGTACATATCAGCTGCCCTATTATCTGCTAACACTATTGAGCAAGGTGGTATCCTTGTAAAACCAAACGTCAAGTACAAAGAGGTTATCAAGACCTTAGACACTGACGCTATTGTGAAGAACGCTACATGTGACTTCTCGGACACATCAACTATCACGTTGGCAGAGCGTATTCTTCAGCCCGAAGAGTTCCAAGTGAACCTCGAATTGTGTAAGAAAGATTTCCGCAGCGATTGGGAGGCTGTACAAATGGGCTTCTCTACTTTTGACAATTTACCTCCTAAGTTTAGTGACTTCTTATTGGCTCACGTAGCTGCTAAGGTTGCACAGAAAAACGAGAACAACATTTGGAGCGGTGTAACTGCTAACGTAGGTGAGTTTAATGGCTTTACTACTTTGGCTGCTGCTGATACTGATGTTATTGATGTATCAGGTACTGCAATTACTGCTGCAAACGTGATCACAGAATTAGGTAAAGTAGTAGACGCTGTTCCTTCAACTTTATATGGACGTGAGGACATGTTTATCTACGTATCTCAAAACATTGCTCGTGCTTACGTTCGTGCATTGGGTGGATTCGGTGCTTCAGGTTTGGGTGCAGCAGGTACTGCGGCTCAAGGTACTCAATGGTACAACGGAGGCGATCTAAACTTTGATGGTGTTAAGTTGTTCGTGGCAAATGGTCTTGCAGATAACAAGATGATGGCTACCTACAAGGACAACTTGATGTTCGGTACAGGTTTGCTCAGTGACCATAATGAAGTTAAGTTGCTTGATATGAGCGATTTGGACGGCTCACAAAATGTACGTGTAGTTATGCGTTTCACCGCAAGCGTTCAGTACGGAATTGGTTCGGATATCGTTTATTACACAGCGTAATATCTAATTAGAATAACCTATAGAGGGCAGGTGAGCGATTGCTTGTCTGCCCTTTTTTAATACAAAAGACTATGGCATGTACATTAACACTAGGGCGTTTAGAGCCTTGTAAAGATTCAGTAGGTGGGTTAAAGAACATCTACTTGACAAACTTTGATGACTTGACTTTTGCTAATATCACATTCGATGCCACTACAGGTGAAGTAGATGGATTGACGTTTGAGACCAATGCAGAAGTATTCAAGTATGAATTACGTGGTACTAATGATTATAATGAAACCATTACTACATCACGTGAAAATGGAACTACCTTCTACGAGCAGGTATTGACGTTAGCTCTTAAGAAACTATCTCCTAAATCACACAAGGAGATCAAGTTATTGGTAGCAGGACGTCCAAAAGTGTTCGTAGAGGATAATAACGGAAACTACTTCCTAGCAGGTGCTGAGTTCGGTATGGATGTTACAGCAGGAAACATTACACGTGGTGCTGCTATGGGAGACGCTAGTGGATACTCTTTGACTCTTACAGGTATGGAAAGCCGTCCTGCGGAGTTCTTAGAGGCTGCTATGGTAACAGCGCTCTTAGCAAAAGTATCG